GTCGGCGGCGAACGACACCGCGTCGAACGACAACCCGCTGGACGCGATCCTGGCAGCGTTTGGCGGCCAGGCGGCGCCCGAACAGCCGGCAGCGCCGGCCGAGCCGCAGATGCAGCCGGCGCCGACCAACGCCTACCTGGCGCCCGTGGTGCTGACCATCGGCGGCAAGTCGCAGGAATTCACCCACGACCAACTGGCGGATTTCGTCAGCAAGGGCGTCGACTACACCGCCAAAACCCAATCGCTCGGCGAGGTGTCGCGGCACATTCAGCAGCAGCAGGCGACGATCGCCGAGCTGCTGCCGGTGCTGGTGCCGGAGGTGGAACGCCAGCTTGCCATCCTCAACGGCCAGAATGAGCAGCAACCGGACTGGTCCAGCCTTGCGGTCAACGATCCGGCGGAATACGTGCGGCAGGATGCGCTCTGGAAGGCCAACCAGGCGACGCGAGCGCAGGAAAAGGCCCGGCTCGAGCATATCCGCAGCGCCGCCGCGGCCGAGGAGGCGCGGCAGCGCTCGGCCAAGATGCAGCAAAGCCATCTCGAGCTGATCAAGACGGTGCCGGGCTGGGACAAGCAGGCGACGCGGCAGCGGATCCAGTCGGAAATGATGCAATGGGGCAAGCGCGAAGGCTTCCCTGAGCAGGAGCTGAACAGCGTCATCGAGGCGCGCCACGTCCGCACGATGCTGAAAGCGATGATGTTCGACCGGATGGTGTCGGGCGCCTCAACGCGGGCGCCGGTTGTCCCCACGGTGCAACGTGGCAATGCGCCGGCAGTGAATGCGCCTGCCGCGGTGCGCGATGCGCAGCGGCGATTCGAGACGCGCAGCACGCTGAACAACGCGGTGAAATTCGTTGCGGCGCAGCGCGCCGCGCAGCGCCGCAACGGCGCGGGGAGCTGACCATGCCCAAGCCACCGACGACCGATGAGGAATTGCTGGCGCGCGTCGCGGCGCTCGAATCGCGGATGGACACCGCCGAAGCCAACATCGTCACGCTCGATGATAATCTCGACATCATCAACCAGGCGATGGCCGCGCTCGATGTCCGGGTGACCGCGCTCGAGGGCGGCGAGCCGCCGGAGCCGGAGCCGGGACCGGAGCCGGAGCCCGGCGAACGGACGCCGCTCACCGTGATCATCGTCCATAACGGGGTGACCACAACCCTGCAGGAAACCGCCGGCACCGAGCTCGGCGACTACATCGATCCGGCCGGCCTATTCGTGCAGCGCTGCATCAAGGTGACCGATCCGGCATTGCCGGATTTCGTGGTGCACGTGCGACCCGATCGCGACGGCGCGCGGGAGGAAGTCGTCTTTGAGCTCGGCCGCGTGCGCAGCGATGCCCCGATCATCATGTCCGACCTCACGGCAACGGTGAAACGCGGCGACGAGGTGCTGTGCGACTGGACGATCCCCGATCAGTGGTATCGCTCGCGCTGGCGCTGGCAGTCCGCGCCGCGCCCGCCGCGGCGCACTGTCGCCGAGCTGATCGCCGCCAACCTCATACCGCCCTACAGCGAGGATCTGGCGACCAACACACCCGCGTCGTCGGTGCAAACCTATACCCCGATGGGCTTCGCCGGCCTCACGACAACGATGGGGTCGACGGGCGAGCGCGGCGACATCGGGCCGATGACCGAGTGGCAGGCCGATTACATTTGCACCGGGCGCAATCTCTCGACGGTGCTGGCGCAGGCTGAGGCGTGCAACAGCTTCCCCTGGTGGTATCGCGACGAAACCACCGACGCGCCGATCGACACGTTCGCCGAACTGCAGGCGTCGTCATACAATTCGAGCAACCCTGATCCGTATCTGTTCAGCGATTGGCGCCTGAACCCCAACAACGGCGATGCGATCGTAAAGATCCAGTGCGACACGGCGCATCATCCGAACCTGTCGTATCTGCCTTTCCTGTTGACCGGCGATCCGTATTACCTCGAGGGGCTGCACACGATCGTCAATTTCAACATCCTGTCGCAGCCGTGGAATGGCCGGATGTTCGATATCTATTTCGCCATCCGCGCGCATGCGTGGGCTTTGCGCTGCGCCGCCGAGGCGGCGCTGGTCACCCCGGACGATCTGCCGCGCTGGTTCCTGCCCAAAAGCTATTTCGTGCAGCATCTGCAGGACAACCGCGACTGGATGCTGACGACGTATCTCGGCCAGTCAACCCGAGGGGCGCCGCCGCAGATCGCGGCGGAAGCGCTTCGCGCCTATGGGCTTGAGCGGTTGATCAGCGTCGATCCGCATGCCGAGGGTTCGGCGGTCGCGTGGGCGCGTTTCATGACCACGGAGCAATCATTCGGCGACAACGATGAAAGCCCGCAGGCCCCGCAGGGCACATATTCGCAAACGTATATGTCGGAATTTGAGGCATTCGTGATCTGCTGGGTGGTGCAGATGGGCTTTGAGGATTTCCGGCCGATCGCCGAGTGGAAAATCAAGAATACCATCGCGCGCACCGATGGCACGTCGGGCTGGATCCGCGCCGTCAGCACGCCGTATCGGCAGATCCTGCGACCGGCGCGCGATCAGCCGTGGTGCGCTGATTGGGCGGCGTCATGGGCGCTGACGCAGGAGCGCTACGGGCTGAGCTATGCCGATCCTGACGTGCTGGCGATCAGCGGCGATGACATTTCCTACCCGACCTACAGTGAGGGCGCGCTGGCGATGGCGATGCAGCTCGAGATTGCCGATGCGTGCGATCCGCATGCCTGGATCCACGATCAGGTGGACAGGCTGATTGCGGCGTCGCCGGGGCGGTTCCGGGCGCGGAAATGGTGCATTGCGGCGGGGTGGCGGTTCTCAAAGCAAGACTTGACATATTACGCCCCCGGCAGTCTGCTCCGCGGCACCCGGATATGGCAGTCGGAAAGACCAAGCAACGCCGGGTAGCCGAAGCAGTCGAAAGACCCAGCTCCCCGGCGACAACGTGCCTCTGCGGCGGTTGCCACCGTCGCGGTGATGCCGGCGGGCCGGAGTCGAAAGACCAACCGCGCAGCGCCCCACACCGCACCGGACGGCTCCCATGCGGAACCCGGTCACCGACGCGGCTTTGCTACCCGTGCGCGGCGACCAACCACCGGACCAGCCAGATCAGCACCCTGGCGATGCCGGTGATTTGGTTCAACGCGCACGGCGCATTGCGCACGGCGCTCGCACAGGGAAACTGTCATGGCGCTTCCGGTCATGTCGCCGGCTCCGACGAATACCTATCTCGAGCCAACCGCTCCCAACGTCAAAGAGGCGCTCGCCGACGTGATCTATATGATCGACAGCGACGAAACCCCCGTCGTCTCCATGCTCGATCGCGTGGGGGCGAACGTTACGCTCGAGGAATGGTTAGTCCAGGATTTGAATCCGGCGGCTAACGTCCCGCAGCCGGAAGGATTCCAGGCGGCGATGAGCCCGGCGAAAAAGCCGACGCGCCTGAACAACGTCTGTCAGATCCTGGCGCGCTCAACCTCGGTGTCCGGCACGCTGCGCGCAACGGATCAGGTCGGCGAGGAAGAATACATCCGCCAGATGCTGCTGCGCGGGCGTGAGGTGCGCCGCGATCTTGAACTCGCCATCACCTCGGAGAGCATCAAAACAACCGCCGATCCGCGCGCGCTGTCCGGCCTGCAGACCTGGTGTACCACGGGCAGCGTCGGCGCCGGCACCGGCGCCTTCCCGGCCGGCGATGGAACGAATGGACACACCGCCGGCACGCTCCGCGATCTGACGATCCAGATGGTCGAGGACGCGATGATGGCCAATTTCAACAACGGCCAGGTGCCATCGGTCGCGGTGATGTCAGCGAACATCAAGAAATGGTGGTCCAACATGGCCGCCACGGTGCCGAGCGCCACCAACCCGATCGTGCAGGACAACATCCTGCAGGCCACCGCGCCGGAGCCGGTCACCGTCAATGCGGCGGTCGATATCTACCGCGGCAATTTCGGCACGCTGCAACTGGTGCCGGACCGCTTCATCCCGGCGCATGTCGTGCTGCTGATCAGCCCGGAGTTTGTCGAGCTCGCCCCGCTCACCGGGCGCGACATGCAGGAAGAAGAGCTCGGCAAGACCGGCGACAACACCCAGGGCTTCGTCCTCTGGGAAGGCACCCTGCGGGTCACCGCGCCGAAAGCCCATTCGGCCATTTGGGATTTGAATCAGTAACGTAACGATCCCAGGAGACCGAGCCGATGGCAGACCGCCCCCTTTTCACGACACGCAGCACGAACGGGCGCGTGACAAGCGTCACCCGACGCGAGGAAGGCGGTCTGCTCATCGCGCACCATCAGAACAACCTCGAGGCGATCGCCGAGCAGTGCAAACGCGAAGCCTCCGCGTTCGATCCGATCGCGCATCGCGCCAATGCGGGGAAAAGCGAACAGATGACCAAAGTCGCGAGCATCCCGATCGTGGTCTGGCAAGACCTCTGCCGGCGCGGCATCGCGCACAACACGCGACTGCTCAACGCCTGGCTCGACCGGCGCGATGCCCGCGTGTTCCGCACCGACGACGGCCGACGACTGAGCTGATGGCGAAGCGCGCGCGTAGCAAAAGGAAAAAGCCGATGGCAATCGACCCGAACCAGTTTGCCGGCGACCCGGCCCCATTGCAGATGCAGCCGGCACCGAAGGAAGCGGACGGCGGCGAGAAGCTGCAGCCGGAATACGTCGAAGGCACCCTGCCGTCGCGCCTGCTCAAGATGCACCCCGGCGCCGGCTTCACCGCGCCGCCGGAAGGCGTGGATATCAGCGTGCCGCCGGAGCCGCCGCCGCCGCCCTCCGAAATCGCCAACGTCGATGATCCGACCTCCGGCGGCACCGATCCCGGCGCGCCGGCCAGCGGCCCGCCGGTCAATGTCGACGTGCCGAACGTATCGCAGGCTGCCGATCTGCTGCTCTGCACGATGGGCAACTGGCAGGGCGAGCCGACCTCATACAGCTATGCCTGGAAGCTCGACGGCGCCCCCGCCGGCGGCAACACCGCAGATTACGCCGTCACGTCAGGCGATGTCGGCAAAGTGGCAACCTGTGACGTGACCGCGAGCAACGCGGCAGGCGCCACCGCGGCACCGACCTCGAACAGCATCACGGTGGCATAGGTGGCCGACCCGACGCTGCAAACGCCGACGCTGCCGGCGGGATTTCGCAACGACCGGCTGCACCGATGCCCGCCGTCGCATTCGACCAGCTTCTGCACGACATCGCGGACCCTGGTGTCCGGCGTGACGATCCCGGCGCCGGTCTTTGTGCGCGCCAACACCGGCACCTATCCGGCGGATCCGACGCTGCAAGTGCCGGTCATGCCGACAACGATCCGTATCGAGCGCGTCTACCGCGCCGGCGGGCGCGGCACGCTGGCGACGATGAACACCGGCATCGATACCGCGGCAAGTGCCGTCGTCTGGCCGGCGCCGGCCTATCCGCACGCCAATACCGGCACCTACCCGTAGCATGCCGACCCGCGCGCAACTTGTTTCTGAAGTCATGGGCTGGCTGGATCGGCGGGATATTGAGCCGCTGATTTCCGGGTGGATCGCCATGGCGGAAACCGACATGACCCAGCAGTTGCGCGCGCGCTGCATGGAGGTGGTGGCGGTACAGGCCGTCGATGCGCCGCTGATCAGCCTGCCGGCCGATTGGGCGAGCATGGCGAGCATCCGCGACGCGGTGAGCGGGAGGCTGCTGGCGCTCGAGGATAATTGGACCGGCCCACTGCAAGGCGCCGCCGGCGGCAGCGCCACGGCCTATCGCATCGTCGGCGAGTGCATCGAATTCCTGCCCTGGCCGACGATCCCCGATCCGCCGCTGCTCGGCTGGATGCCGCAGACCGTGCGCATGGTGTGGTATCGCGCGCCGCAGCCGCTGCGCGACCCGCAGGACACCAACCCGGTACTGGAAAAGCATTACGCCTGCTATCTGTTTGGCACCTGTAAATACGGCGCGCTATTCGAGCTCGACGACGACCGCGCCGCACAAGCCAGCCGGGAATTCATCACCGCGCTGACTGCGGCAAACCTCTGGCGCGAAACGGCGCAATACTCCGGCGCGCCGCTGCGCTCCGTGCTGCCGACGACGGCGTTCTGATGGTCGCGCAAATCGACATCGTGCCGGTGACCTTCAGCGTCGGCCTGGCGCTGACCCAGCCTGAAATGTTCGACCAGGGCATCGAGGTGGCCGGCGTCGGCTACAAGCGGATGCTGGTCAAATTCATTCGCCCGAGCGACGCGCCGGACAGCGAGACGATCGCCTGCAGCGCCGTCACCTTCGAGTGGCCGCGCGCCGGCAGTTACTGGGGTGAAATCGGCTGGGTCATGCTGTTCGATCTCGATGGCGTCTATGTCGGCTTCGGTAATGTCGTGGCCTCGCCCGAAGAACTCATGCCGACCACCGTCGTCATCGATCGCGGCGATGTCGCGCGGGTGAAGGCGGCGGATATCGTGCTGCGCAACGGCCCGCTGATCCCGCGCCCCTGGTCGGTCGGGCGCTACGGCCGGGGCCCGTATTCCCGTTACCCGCTGATGCTGGACTGCACCGCGACGCTGACCGGCGGCTTCCTGCCGGCGAGCGCGCCCTGCCCCGGCGCGTCGGGCTGGATCATGGAGGCGCTGCCGTCAACATGAGCGATAGCGACGAGTTCACCCTGACCGCCAACTACGGCCTGAAAAAGCCGATCGAGAATGCCGACGACGATGTGTGGGGCACGCACGTCAACGAGGATCTCGATAGTATAGACAATCTGCTATTCACGAACTTTGCCGACGTGCGCGCCACATTCCTGCGCAAGACCGGCGATACGCTGACCGGCGGCGGTACGATCGATGGCGTGCCGACGCCCATCGCCGCCGGCCAGATAACCCCGAAATCCTATGTCGACGGCGCGGTTGCCGGGCTCGGCGCGACAGTCGGCGCGCAATTCCTTCGCCTCACCGGCGGCGCGCTGACTAGCGGCACCGTCAGCAACATCCCGATCCCGACCGGGCCGACCGACGCGGCGCCGAAGAACTATGTTGATTCACTGGCTGCCGCCGTGGGCAACACGGTCGGCACCTGGAACGCCACCAGCAACACGCCAACCGTGACCTCTGGCAGTGGTGCGGCGGTCGGCAATGTGGTCGGCAACGCGCTGATCGTGGACACCGCCGGTGCCACGGTGATTGACGGCAAGGGGCCGTGGTTCATCGGCGATCTGTTGCTCTGGACGGGCACGGTCTGGGCGCGTGTCGCTTACGGCGCGGTCTACGCGATGGCCAGCAATGGCACGCTGACCGGCTCCACCATCATCGCTGCCAAGTCGATCGGCTGGGCCGGCGGCGAGACCATCGGCACGCTCGATCCGCGCTTTCCCGATATCGTCTGGGCGCTGCAGGACGCGGCCGGCAATATCGGCGCGACGATCGACGCCAGCGGCAAGCTGACCTGGGCGGTCATGCAGGTTACCGCGTTGAGCGCTGCCAGCTTCTCCGCGACCGCGCTCGCGGTGACCTCGCTCACCATCGGCGCCGACGTATGGACGGTGCCGAACCCGCTGGCCTCGCCCTCGCTGCGCTATGCGCTGCAGGACACCGCCGGCAACATCATCGCTGCCGTCTACGACGATGGCGTGTGGCGCACGGCGGTCTCCGCGAGCAACGCGGCAACGGTCGCGAACGCGCCGGCCGCCGCGCTCGATGTCGTCAACAAAGCCTATTTTGACGCCCATGCGCTGACCACGGCCGGCGGCACGATGGTCGGGCCCTTGTTCCTGTTCCGCGATCCGCTGTCGCCGACCGAAGCCGCGACGAAGAACTACGTCGACAGCCACGCCGGCGGCGGCGGCGGATCGGGCAAGCTGGTCGCGGAAGCCTGCATCGGCGCCGGCAACGTGTCGGGGCCAGGCAACGAGGCCGGCGACGATACGGTCAGCGACTCACTCAACGCGCGCAGCATCAAATGGGCGCCGCTCGACAGCCCGATCAGCGACATCGTGCTATCGTTCTATGGCTACATCATTTCGCCGCACGATACCGACTGGCCGCAACCCTACACGGTGAAAGCAAGCGTCGAGTATCCGATCGGCAGTACGCCACGTCGGGTCTACTGGAACGGCGCCGACAGCATCGTGGTCAATCCCGGCCGCATCATCGTCAAAAGCGATCCGCTGCCCGTCGCCATCCCGGCGGGCGCGCAATACGCGGTGAAATGCTTCTGCAGTTGGACGCCGAATCATTGGTATGGCACGACCAACGTCAGCTCATCGTTCCCTGGGGAGTGGACCCAGCGCGGCGTCGGCCTGGCGGATCACTCACTCGATAACCTCGTGCAAACCAGCTCCGCCGGCAATGTCGGATTCCCGATCACCGTGTTCGCGCGACTGCGCAACAATATCCCGATCATCGGCGCGGTCGGCGACAGCATCCTCTGGTCGCAAATGGACTGGTGCGAGCCGGTATTCGGTATCGCCGGATGGCAGCGCGCGATGCGCGGACGCACGCCCTGGGTGAACCTCGGCCGCAACTCGGATCAGCTCACCTCGATGCTGGCAGAGCGGCCGGAGGACCGGCACCTGATCCTGCGCGATGCCATCACGCATCTGTTCTGCGAAGGCGGCACCAACGATCTGTTCAACGTCGGATCGTCGGCCGTGCAGATCCGCGACATGGTGCAGCGGACGGTCGCGCCGTATCTCGACCGCGGCGTGAAATGCTACGCCTGCACCTTCGCGCCCTGGTCGGACAGCACCGACAACTGGACCACGACGGTCAACCAGACCATGCACGCGCCGGCCATCGAGCCGGTGCGGCAGACCTACAACGCGGACCTGCGCGCCAACTTTGCGTCGTGGGGGCTGACCGGCGTGCTCGATATCGCGCACGTCATCGACGCCACCGACAGCGGCGTATGGTCATGCGATGTGGGCGGGTCACGCACCACCACGGGCGTCTCGGCGGCGGCTTTCCCAACGCTCTCAGGCGGTGCGATCGCGTCAGCGGCCTACGGCACGAGCGGCGGGCTGATCAGCCAGGGCGGCGGTTATCCCATATCCAGCACGATCCCCTGCAGCCTCTACACCTACCCGTTCACATCGGGCTCGGGTGGCGCGGTGCACGGCGTGAGCAACGCCACCGGCAACGTCACCGCCTACGTCGTGGATACCCCAGGCGCCGGCTACACCTATCCGCCGATGATCAACGTCCTCGGCGCCTGGACCGATGACGGTCGGCACCCGAACAAACGCGGCTTCAATGAACTGATCTACCGGCTCGGCCTCGGGCCGGAATATTTCCCGGTCTAGGGGACGCAAATGGCAACCGCGGTACAACTGGCCGGCACGGCATTCCCGACGCCGCTGATCAAAGCGCTGCCAACGCTGTCCGGGCTGCAAGGCTGGTCCTATTTCGGCGGCGATCTGACGAAATCGCAGAACGCCGCGCCGGGCGGCGTGGCCTATTCCAATCTCGGCGCCGGGCCGGCATTCCAGCCGAACTACGCGCGGTGCGGCGCGGTGACGCCCGGCGCAGGCGTGCAAACCGGGATTACGCTGTTCACAGCGGAGACCGTGCTCGTCGTGGCGCGCTACGTCTCGGGCAGCGTCGGCGCATCACTCGGACTTGTCACATGGGGTGCCAATGGGCTGCTGCTCACGCCATTGACCGGCGGATCGACCGGGGTGCAGATCGCGCATGGTGGAGTGACGACCTCACTGGTCGATCCGCCGATCACCGCCTGGCGCTTTTATGCCGCGACGATCGGCGGCGGGGTCGCGTCGGCGGTCTATGACCTGACCAACAATCTAAGCAACACGGGCGCGGTTGCCACGATCACCGCGGCCGGCACACTCAAGGCGATCGGCCAGGCCCCGCCATCAACCAATAATCAGGTGGTCGATATCGCGTTCGCCGCGAGCTACAACGCGATTATCAGCAAAGCGAACATCGATCTGATCTATGCCAGCGTGAAGCAGTCGCTCGCGCTGCGCGGGATCGTGGTGTGAGCGGGAGCATCGAAGATGGCTGACGAGCACACGCCCTACTGGCATCTGGTCGAGCCCGAGGTAGGATCTAGTCGCGACACCTGGGGAACGAAATGGAACCAGAACCTTCTTGACATCGACACGCTGCTGCAGGCGCTGATGCCGGTCGGCGCGTTGCTCGATTTCTCGGGCGCCGCGGCGCCGACCGGCTGGCTGCTGTGCGACGGCACGATCTACACCACGGCCGCCTTCCCGCGGCTGTTCGCGGCGATCGGCAACCGATATGGCGGCGATGGCGTCACCAATTTCGCGGTGCCGGATCTCCGCGCGCGCGCCACGATGGGCGTCGGCAGCACGGTCGGCGACCAGGGCACGACGCTCTCGCTCACGCTCGGCCAGCGCAGCGGCGACTGGCTGATCAACATCGGCCAGGTCAATCTGCCGAACTACGCGATCACGACGACCTTCGCCGGCAGTCACAATCACCCCGGTAGCGTGAGCGATATCACCGGCAACCATGCACACACCGCCGGCACCGACGTGCAAGGCGACCATGGTCATTCGACCTCGCTGCCGAACCTCGGCACCGGCGCGGCCGGCGGACCGTTCAGCGTGTTCTCCGACGTGTTCGGCTTCGGCAGTTACGCCAGCAGCGTGAACGGCGCGCATGCTCACAACGTGAACGTGCTGCCAGCCGGGCTGCATCAACATGGCCTGGCGATCAGCAGTGACGGCAACCATCAACACACCTTCAATCTCGGCGGATCCGGCGCGGCGCTGCGCATCCTGCCGCCGATGTTCGCGGCAACGAAAATCATCTGCTGCGGGCCGCCGTCGATGCAGACGCTCGCCGGCGGCGACAGCCCGCCGGCGCTGCTGATGGCGCCCATGCGCGGGATGCACTGATGCCGCTGAACAACATCACCGTTGCGCCGAAGCCAGGGATCTATCGCGGCGCCACGCCGAACGCCTCGGCCGGGCGCTGGTTCGACCAGAACCTTGTGCGCTGGCGCGGCGGCCAGGCGCAGCCGGTCGGCGGTTCGGCCGCGCTCGGCGGCGCAATCGGCGACGCGCCGGGCCGCGATGTCCTGACGTGGCATGACAATGCCGGCGGCCGATGGGCGGCGCTGGGCACCGACAACAAGCTGTTCGTCTATTCGTTCGATCTGCAACAGATATGGGACATCACGCCGGCCGGGGTCGGCCCGCTCGATCCGCCGGGCGCGCGCGACGGCTACGGCCTCGGCGATTACGGCGAAGGACTCTACGGGACGCGACGCGAATCAGCCGATATCGGTCCGTCCGACGCGAGTGCGGTGCTCGGCGACGGGTGGAGCCTCGACCTGTTCGGCGAGGATCTCTTGTTCGTACCGACGCAGGACGGCCGGCTGTTCCGCTGGACACCGAACGCCGATGGCGATCCTGCCGTGGCGGTGCCGGGGGCGCCGGCGGATAACCTCGGCGTGCTGGTCACCAGCGAGCGGCACGTCGTGCTGCTCGGCGCGGGCGGCAATCCGCGCAAGATCCAATGGTCGGACCAGGAAGAACCCGAGGTTTGGACGCCGCTGGTCGACAACCTGGCGGGCGACAAGCTGCTGGAAACCGAGGGGCGCGTGCTGGTTGCCTGCAAAGCGCCGGGCGGCAGCCTGATCTTCACCGACAACGACGTGCATGTGATGAGCTATCTCGGGCCGCCGTTTGGCTATGGGATCAAAAAGGCCGGGGCAAATTGCGGGCCCTGCTCCCGGCGCGCGGTGGCCTATGCCGGGGACTCGGTGAAATGGATGGGTCAGCAAACCTTCTGGCAGTACAGCGGCGCGGTCACGCCGCTGATCACCGAAATCAGCGATTGGCTGTTCAGCCTGATCAACCGTGACATGATCGGCCGGGTGTTTGCGGCACCCAATCCGTCCTTCACCGAGCTGTGGTGGTACTGGCCGGATGAAGGCGCGCAGGAGTGCAACCGCTACGTCGCGCAGGACTACGGCGACCCGTCCGGTCCATGGATGATCGGCCGACAGGCGCGCACCGCCGCCGATACGCGGGGCTCGATGCTGCGCCCGGTGCTCGCCGGCGCTGACGGGAAGCTCTATCTGCACGAATTCGGCTACACCGACGACGGCGCCAGCCGGGTCGGGCAGATCTATCTCGAGACCGGCGATTTCATGGCCTCGCCGGAGGCGGATTTCCGCTTTCATGTGCGCCAGATCCGGCCGGACTTTACCGGCCCCGCGAACCGCGTCGGCTTTCGTTTCTTCCTGTGGGAAGAACCGGACGGGCCGCAATGGGATACCGGCTCCTATCCGGTGATCAACGCAAGCGGGCTGGTCGATGCGCGATTCTCCGCCCGCGGCCTGCGGATGCGCATCGAGGCGCTCGAAGATGGGCCGTGGGCGCTCGGGCGCACCCGGCTCGATATCCGCAAGGGAGGCTCGCGCTGATGGCGCGCCTGCCACCGCAAAGTTTTACCCCGCCGACATCGGGCTCGCTCGAGCAACGGGTGCGCATCATCGGTGAGGCGCTATCGCGCAAGGCGGATCTCAGTCTCGAGCCGGTCTACAGCGCGGTGCTGCTGGTCGCACCGGGCGGGGCGACCTGGCGGCTGAGTGTGGACGACACCGGCGCGGTGTCGACCGTGGTGGTGGCGCGCTCATGATCGCGCAGCATGAGCTCTGCAAGCGGATCGAAATCGCCCTGCAGCGCGGCGGGGCGTATCTGACGCTCGAGGATCTCGTGGCGCTGGCGCGGGCTGGCAAATGCCAGTTTTGGGCGACGGACGGCGCGGCGGTCGCGAGCGAGATCCTCACCTATCCGCGGAAGAAAATCCTCAACTGCTTCATGGCGGCGGGCGAACTGCCGGCGATCTTCGCGCTGCAGGAGCGGATCACGGATTTCGCGCGCGAGCAGGGTTGCACCGCCATGGTGTGCCACGGTCGCACCGCGTGGGGCACGATCGGCGCGCCGCATGGCTGGAAGGCGCAGGCGATCCACTATGCGAGGGAGCTGCGGCTATGACCGGATTCTGGCGCCCGCCCTACGCGACGGATTTCCAGATCACCCGCGGCTCGGGCGGTGGCGGCAATACAACCAGCACGTCGCAAGTGATCATCCCGCCATGGGTACAGGAGGCGGGACAGAAGAACATCAGCATCGCCGATCAGCTCGCCGGCCAGGGCTACGAACAGAACCCCTATTCCGGTGCGGCCGGCGTCGCGCCGTTGTCGGCCGATCAGACCGCAGCCTACGGCACCGTGCGCGACCTGCAGGGCGCCGCGGCGGCCGGCTACGATCCGGCGGAGGCACAAGTCGGCGGGCTAATCGGCAACGCCCGCCCGATCACCGCGGACGCGATCGGCGCCAACGTGACCAGCCTGATGCGCCCCTATTCGGATATCGTGATCGATCCGTCACTCGCGCTGATGCGGCAGCAGCTCAATCAGACCAAGAACACGATCGGCGCCAACGCGGCGAATGTCGGCGCGTTCGGCGGCTCGCGCCAAGGCGTCGAGGAAGGCATCGCCGACAGTCAGACCGCGCTGCAGGCCGGGCAGCTCAAATCCGGTCTGCTGCAGTCCGGCCTCAACGCCGTGCTGCCGGTCGCGTCGGGCATCGAGACGCAGAACCAGGCGCTCGGCCAGTGGGCCAACACCACACTGCCGGCGCTCTACGGCGCGGAAAGCAATCAGCGGATCAAAGACGCGGCAGCGCTCGAGCAGGCCGGGCTCGCGCAGCGCGGCTACAGCCAGGAAATCATCAACGCGCAGGCCGCCGAGGAAGAAATGCGCAAGGCTTACCCGATCGAAATGCTGCAGCTCCGCGAGCAGGCGCTATCGGCGGTGCCCTACGGCAACACCACGCAAAACACCGGGCCGGGGCCGCAGTCGAATATGGCCGGCACGATCATCGGCGGCGTCGGCGCGGCGGCGGCGGTCGCGGCGGCGGCGGTCGCGATCTAAGGGGGCGGGGATGTCAGGCAGTTGGGGCGCGGGCGGGTTCGACCCGGACTTGTTTCTGAAGCAGATGGGTTCGCTCACCGGCAGCTCTGGCGGGCTTGGGGCGATCGCGGGGCCGCTGACCGGCGATCCGATGAGCGGCGCCAATACGTGGGGCGCGGCAGATCCATCATCCGGCTGGTTTGGCAAGAACACCGCCGACACATTAGACGCGCTCAGTAAGGGGCTCGGCGGGCTGAAGCCGCTGGCCGATCCGATGGCGGCGCAAGCCCGGCAAGGTGCGCCGGCGGGGAGTTTCCACCCCGGCGAGCAGCCGCAACTGCTCACGCAATATGTCAATCAGTTACGCGAGCGGCAGCAGCAGCTCCGCTCGCAGTTCATGCCGAAGGTGAGCGGCCTGTTGGGAGGTTAGGCCATGTCGGAATACACCGGCCTGCTCAACTGGAACCCGGACGATCCGGCGGTTCAGCCGCTGCTCGCGATGAGCGCCGAACAGGTGGCGCCCGGCCTGGCTAGGTCGCCAGACCAAGCGCCGCCAGCCGCCCCGGCAGCGCCGCCGGCCGATGAGGGGCCGGGGTTCTGGTCGAGGCTGGGAACCGGCTTTCAGGATGTGACCTCCGGCATCGGTGAGGCGCTCGGCGGCGGGCTCGATCCCAGCATCACCGGGCGTGATCGCACGAATGCCGGGATCCGCGCGCTCATGTCGGCCTCGGTGAACATGCTGGCAAATTCAGGGCCGAGCTATACCCCGCGGAATTTCGGGCAAATTGCCGCCGCCTCGCTCGCCGCCGCCGGGGAAACCAATCAGCTCGCCGAGCTCAACCAGTTTCGCCGCGATCAATCCAAGCAGACGCTCGCGCTGCGCCAGCAGCAGCTGCAGCAGCAAGGGCTCATGCCGAAGCTGGCGCTGCTCAAGTTTGGCGAGGACAGGGAAGCCGCCGCGCGACTGAACAAGCTGATCGAGAAGCTGATCGGCGGCGGCGATGGCGCGGCGCCCGGCGATGGCGCGACGGCGCCGACCGGGGCGGGGCCGATCACGCCGGAGGTGCAGGCGGATTTCGTCAACAAAGGCTGGCCGCTATGGACTGATATTGCACAAAAGACCGGGTTTACGCCGGATGTGGTTGCCGGCCTCGCGGCGCACGAAACCGGCTGGGGCACCTCGCCCGCGGCGCAGAAAGGCAATCTGTTCGGGATCTCGTCCAACGAAAAGCCGCTGACCTACGCGAGCCCGATGGAGGGCGCGACCGCGTTCGTCTCGCTGATGAACGGCGACCGCTACAAGGGCGTCGATCGCTCCGGCACCCCGTCCGAGGTGATCGGTCGGTTGGCCAAGGCCGGCTATAACACCGCAGATCCGGACTACACGACCAAAGCGGCGCGCACGGTTGACCAGATCGCCCGGCTGCGCTCGCCGGACCAGCCGGCGCCGGTGCAGACGGCAGGACCAGCCGCGCCGACCGGCGCCACCGGGGCACCGCCGCCGGCGTCAGCGCCCGTCGCACCGCCTCCGGCGCCCGCTGGCGACACCACGGCAGCGCCGCCGCCCATGCCGCCCGTGGCGCCCG